TATAATGTAGGGAATACAAGATTACAAATGGTTAGTGATTTAGAAGAACATGTAAGAGAAAGGAAAATAATTATTAGATCAGTTAGATTGATTTCCGAATTAAAGACTTTTGTATATAGAAATGGTAGACCAGATCATATGGATGGGTATCATGATGATATAATTATGGCATTGGCTATGCCAATATTCATTGTACAAACAACATTTAAAAAATTAGAAGCTATAGAAAAACAAACAAAGGCAATGTTAGATAGTTGGGTTACTGTGTCTAGTGATAATGAATCTAATAAAGTAGATAAACCACATGTTAACCCTTTCTACACTAATACCCCAACGTACCATCCAAAAGAGGTATCTAATGGTGATAATGATAAAGGTGAATTTAATTGGTTATTTGGGATTAGATAATATTTATTTTTAGTAGATATTTATTATAATGGTAAAACAATATACAATATAAAATGGGAAAAAAAACAATATTTCAACAGTTAGGTGACTTATTCGGACCTGAGATAAGTCAGAAACAAAGTAAATCTAGATATTCATTAGGTAATGAAGAATTACTTAAAACACAATCTAAAGAAGAATATGATTATAAAAAGTTGCACATGCAACAAAATAAATATCTTTCCGATATGTGGACTAAGGTTGATAATGAGATATATCAACACTCAATATATTATGAAACTACTCGATTAGCTTCATACGCAGATTTTGAGGGTATGGAATTTTTTCCGGAGATAGCGGCAGCATTAGATATTTTTATGGAAGAATCTACAACCCAAAATGGGGAAGGTAGGGTTTTAAATATTTTTTCAGAAAGTAAAAGAGTTAAAAGAATATTACAAGACTTATTCTTCAATAGGTTAGACATACACACAAATTTACCTATGTGGGTAAGAAACACATGTAAATACGGTGATAATTTTTTATTTTTGAATATAGATGGTGAAGAAGGGGTAACCAACGTGAAACAATTACCCAATATATCAATAAGTAGAAAAGAAAATGATGGTTTCGGTGAAAATTCTAGTCTTGAAACGGAAGATAAATTTAACCCAGTTAAATTTATATGGGGTGATAGAGATATAGAATTTAACGCTTGGCAAATAGCACATTTTAGACTACTGGGTGATGATAGGAGATTACCTTATGGTACATCAGTATTGGAAAAAGCCAGAAGAATATGGAAACAACTATTACTTTCAGAAGATGCAATGTTAATATATAGAGTAACTAGAGCACCAGAAAGAAGGATATTTAAAATATTTGTTGGTAACATTGATGAGGCAGATGTCCCAGCATATATTAATAAAATTGCTGATAACTTTAAAAGAAGTCCAGTTATTGATCAAAAAACTGGTCAAATAGATACTAGGTATAATCAAATGGCTCAAGATCAAGATTATTTTATCCCTGTTAGGGATCCTAACGCACCTAGCCCAATTGATACTCTTCCAGGTGCAACTAATTTATCAGAAATTGCGGATATACAATATCTACAGAAAAAATTATTTACAGCTCTTAGGGTACCTAAACCATTTTTGGGTTTCGAGGAGGTAACTGGTGAGGGTAAAAATTTAGCCCTACAAGATATTAGATTTTCAAGAACAATAAATAGAATACAACAATCGATAATACAAGAATTAAATAAAATTGCAATTATTCATTTATATGTTTTAGGGTTAGAAGATGAATTAGAAAACTTTACATTGTCACTTAATAACCCTTCTACTCAGGCGGATATGTTAAAAACTGAACAAACACAAATGAAAGTAACACTCTATAAAGATTCTGTATCAGATGCGGGTAACGGTTTTGGGGCATATTCTATGACTAGAGCTAAAAGAGAGATTTTAGGGATGAGTGAAGAAGAAATTAGAAATGATTTAGAACAACAAAGAATGGAAAAAGCTGCGTCTGCAGAAATGGAACAAACTTCTACAATAATTAAGAAGACTGGTATATTTGATAGGGTGGATACTTTATATGGTGAATTCGGAACAACTCCTACTAGTGGTGGTGGCGAAGAAGGAGATGATAGTGGTGGCGGTGACTTTGGTGGCGGTGGCGACTTTGGTGCAGAGATGGAGGGTGGTGCAACCGCAGAAGCGGGTGCCGAATCTGGTGCAGCAGAAGCAGCGGTAGAGTCTACGAATAAAAAAGGTGACCTACTAGTAGAAGAAAATAAATCTAAGTTAACTAATAAAACCAAAAAATACCAGAATATTTATTTAAAAAGATTATTAGAAAGTATAGATAACGACAAAAACATAATTAATGTAGATAATGATGTAGAAAATATAAATTCTAAGATCGAACAAATGACAAAAGAGATAGACGGTTTAATACAAGGAGAATAAAAATAGACTTTTTTATAAAATCTTAATATTTATTAATAAAAAAAGTATGAATAACTTTGGAAAAATAAAAGACACCTTTAACTTGATTCTATCAGAATCTATCATTAAAAAAGATAATAAAGGTAAAAAAATATTTATTAGTTACTTGAAAGAACTAAAAGAAAATAAAACATTAAAATCACAATTTTTATTGTATAAGAATTTAAGTGATAAAAAATTTACTAATGAATCGGATGCTAAATATTATATTAAAGAAAATATATCCCTTTTAAAGGGGCTAAATAAAAAAGAAATTAACAGTGGGGTAAAAAAATTACTATCTTTATTAAAAGGTAAAGAATTAGTTAAAGAGAATATCGAATTGTATAACCATATTAATCTATTAGTAGAAACTAAAAAAACGGTTTCCTCTATAGATAAAATTCAAGAGTCAATTAATTTTATCACAAAAAAGATGATGGAGGTGCCTGAACAAGAAGTGGAAAAATTCGAACCTGTTAATTTACCACCTAGTGTATTAACTAAAATGGCGATTAATAGATTTAATCTAAAATATAGTGATATAACAGAAAGTGAAAAAAAAATAATCAAGTCAGTTTTAAATGGTACGGAAGAATCAAAAAAAGACGTATACATAAATCTTAAAAAAGAATGTATAGAGTTAATTGATAATAGGTTGACCGAAAACTCTGATCTTGATATGAAAGATAGGTTACTCAAGGTAAAAGATAAGTTATTAAGGATGACTTATAATTCAGATGACTATGTTGGAGATATAGGTAAGGTTTACCAGCTTAAACAATCGGTTGACGCTGATTAGAATCAATAGTTAAATTTTAATACAAACCAACTCAACTAAACCCACCTATAAGGTGGGTTTTTTCGTGTTTGACAAACCTATATATATTTAGTATATTTTAACATAAATAACATAAAAAATAAAATATGATGAATGAAAAAAAGTGGAAAGGAAATAACTTTAGAAATAGATTCAAGTTACAAAATAGTGTTAGGTACCGTCAACAATAAAGACCCAAAAAGTATATACATTAGTTTATGTGCTTGGGGTGAACCAATGAAAGAAACAGAATATATAAATTATGATAGTGTAATAAGTAATTTAAGAAAACAAATAAAACATAATTTACATTCTACTATAGATGTAAATGATTTTCACCTTGATAAGTATATTGTAGATTTAAATATGAGATCTTCAGGTATATGTGAGGGTAAAAGAAGTTTTATGTCATGTGAAATAACACTATTCCAAAAAAACAATATACCAGTTACTAAACCAAAGATGATAAACAGTGCCACTAACATCATAAAAAATGTAATAGGTAGTTGTTTAGATCGACAAGAACATTTTAGTTTTTATAAAACTAAAAAATAAAGTTTTTCTTAATATAGATATACTTATTAGTAAAGTATGTCACTATGTTAGAAATATTAAAGAGTAATGAGGTAAATAAAAAAGGTATTCTTGTAGAATATGATTCAGGATACATATCACCGAAAGATAATAAACATTTTATTAATGAAATAAATAAATTATCTAAGGGTGGTACAATAGTTGAGGATCCTTTGATTGTTTATGCTGTAATGCAGAAATACGGTGTTGAGAATAAAAATGAAAGAATATACCCTGAAAATATTTTAAGGAGAGAAGCTGAAAACTATACCAAACTCATTGACGAAAGAAGGGCAATGGGTGAAGCTGACCATCCGGAGAGTTCAATAGTATCTATAAGTAGAATTTCACATAACGTCACAGAATTATGGTGGGAAGGAAATGTTCTAATGGGAAAGTTGGAAATTATAATGTCACCGGGATTTATTAATCAAGGAATTATCTCTTGTGAGGGGGATTTAGTCGCCAATTTACTACGTAATAATTTAAAGATGGGTGTATCTTCTAGAGGGGTGGGTTCTTTAGAGAAGGAACATGGGAAAAACATTGTTCAAGATGACTTTGAGTTAATATGTTGGGACGTGGTAACATCACCATCCACTCCCGGATCTTGGATATATAATAGGGAACCAAATAAGGAAGAACAAATGTCAGAATCTAAGGATATGTCTGATAAGAATTTACTTATTGGATCTTTAGATGATTTTTTATGTGACTAAAATACCACAAAATTCATACTTTTCTTATTTTCCCTATATTTATTAAAAAACATGGTACATTAGTGCCAAAATAAAATATTCTAATAATATAAAATAAACAAAAAGAATTAAATGGCTACAAAAAGAAAATCAATCATCGAAGAGGCTTTGCTAGAAGCTAAGTCTTTAGAGGATGCCTTAAAAGCCAATACGAAAGAAATACTTGCCGCTCATATGAAGCAAGAAATTGAAAGTATCGTGGAGTCGTCTCTCAGAGAAGAAGACGAAGAATTTGAAATCGATATAGAAGGGTCCGATGAAAATGAGGATGGAGTGCCAGTTGACGATGTCTCTGGAGATGATTTTGAGGAACTTGAAGATAATCAAGATGACTTAGGATTGGAATTATTGGATCTGGATCTTGATTTACCCGATGGGGATGATGAGGTTATGGGGTTATCTACTGATGGTGAGTTTGATGATGAGTTTGATGATGAAATAGGTTTGACTATGGCATCTGATGATGAAATAGATTTGACTATGGCATCTGATCATGAAGTACTTAAAGTTTTCAAAGCAATGAGCGATGATGACGAAGTAGAAGTAATCAAAGATGAAGGTGGAATTCACTTAACAGATAACGAAACAGGTGCGGAGTATTACATTAAGGAAAGTATGGAAGATATGTATGCGCAAACGGAAGGTTGTGAAAACTTAAAAGAAGGTTGTGGAGGTGAAATGGAAGAAACCATTTATGAAATCGAAATGACTGAAGATGAGCATCAAGGATACGATGACGATGAATCTTTGGAAGAAGATGATCAAGGATACTATGATGATGATGAACCTTTGGAAGAAGATGATCAAGGATACTATGATGATGATGAACCTTTGGAAGAAGATCATACACTTGCTAGGACTAAAGGATACCAAAGAAAAGGTGGACATAGAAATAGACAAGCAGAATCTCGTAAACCACGTAGACCAATCTCTGAAATGAGAAAACCACGTATACCAATCTCTGAAAGGAGAAAAACACCTAAGAATGTAAGTAAAGTAGTTGATTCTAAAATAATGAAAGAATACAAAGAACTTAAGAGTAAAAATGAAGAATACAAAGGAGCTCTTAACGTATTCAAAGATAAACTTAATGAAGTTGCTTTATTCAATACAAATTTAGCATACGTAAATAGATTGTTTACTGAACATTCTACCACTAAAAAAGAAAAAATGAGCATCTTAAAGAGGTTCGATGAAGCTGATAGTGTTAAAGGTTCTAAATCTATTTATAAAACTATTAAATCAGAATTGAGTAGGAAAACACCAATTACTGAATCAGTAGTGAAAAAAGTAACTAGAACTGTTAAGTCTTCATCTTCTGATTTGAACGAATCTACAGCATATGTAGATCCACAAATCGTAGCAATTAAAGATTTAATGAAAAGGATATCATAATAATAATAATAATATAAATTAAAACTCAAAAAAAATGGGACATTTATTAAACTCAGGTGAAGTCGGAAATATCGGACTTGAACACTTGAAACAAATAAGATCTAAAACTATTTCGAAGTGGAACAAAATTGGTTTCCTAGAAGGTTTAAAAGGTCACGTAAGAGAGAACATTGCTCAGTTATATGAAAACCAAGCATCAGCTCTTTTAAACGAATCTACGAGTTCAAACTCATCAGGTTCATTCGAAACAGTTGTTTTTCCAATTGTAAGGAGAGTATTCTCTAAATTATTGGCTAATGACATCGTTTCAGTACAAGCTATGAATATGCCGATTGGTAAATTATTCTTCTTTGTACCGAAAACAACTGGTAGGAATCATGCAGCCTTAAACGGACCAGCATTGTCAAATCAGGAATGTGTATTTTCAGCTTGTGGTGGTAACACACTATCAGTATTTCAAGAAAAGAATCTTTATGATATTTTCTATAATGATGGATTATTTGATGCGTCTAAAGGACAATCAACACTATTTTCGGATGGTGGAATTAATCCAGTTATCTTAAGTGCTAACGGTGAAACTGTTGATACAGCGTTTGCTGATCAACCTTTAGCTACTGATGGTAGTATGAGAGGTTTAACTTTCTGTATTACTGGATTTACTGGTACAGGTGCTGGTAGAATGGTTGGTGCAGATGGTAATGAAATGGATACTGAAGCATTTTTAGCTTCATTACACGTAGTAAATGGTGCTAGTCCAATTATGGCTGGTGACGGTAGTGGTAATGTAGTTATTGCAGCCAATGCTAACGTACCATTTAGATTAGTAGCTCAAAAATATGGAAAAGGTATTGTCGATTACGGTGATATTTGTACTCCAGCAGGTTGTTTACTAGTTGAAGTGGATCTTACAACACCAGCTTGTGTTAGTTGTAGTGCTAATACCTTCGATGGTTACATTGGTGGTAGTGACGCAACAACATCAGCGGCAACATTCAGTGTAAACTGGATGACATATGCATCTTTAGAATATGCAACTGAAATGGGTGAGGTATCATTCGAACTTGATGAGGTTGTTGTTTCTGTAACAGAGAGAAAGTTGAGAGCAACTTGGTCTCCTGAACTAGCACAAGATGTTAGTGCATTCCATAACATTGATGCTGAAGCTGAATTAACGGCTTTATTATCTGAACAAGTAGCAGCTGAAATCGACAGAGAGATTCTTAGAGATTTAAGAGTAGGTGCAGCTTGGCAATTGAGATGGGATTACAATGGTTGGAAACGAACTGCTAGTGGTGGTTTCAACGCTTACACTCAAAAAGAGTGGAATCAAACGTTGATTACTAAAATCAATCAAATCTCAGCTCAAATTCATAAGGCTACTTTAAGAGGTGGTGCTAACTTCATCGTTGTTTCGTCTGAAGTTTCTGCTATCTTTGATGACTTAGAATACTTCCACGTATCTAA